CACCAATTCAAGATGTCGTATGCGCCAGTTGTGACCAACGTAATGTTCAATCGCGACCGCATGGCGCGCGCGGCGGAGGCATTTATGCTCAAGCTCTCGCGCGCCACCACCACGCGCAACCTCGTGGCTCCAGAGCCTGCGGGTGAGTGGTTGCTCAAGTTAGTGACCCCTCGCTTTAGCGGGATCCCCCAGATCAATGGCGGGATTGTGGGCCGCCTGGTTCTGGCGAGGCACAACCCCAAGGTTACCCGCGGGGTCATTGCCGGCGTCGTTGCCAGCGTGGTGGTTGGGGGTGTCATGCTCGCCCGGGCATGGTACCTGAGAAGACTACGGGCCCTCGCTGCAGAGGAAATCGCAGCAGCCATTCTCGATAAACCGGAAGAGGTCGTGGATGGCGAGCGCCTCCTGGTGACGGAGACGCCTGGCGACGAGAACAGTCGCAAACTCTTGCCCCATCGACGACGTCGTCGCCGCAGCTACGCCAAGAGCGTGATCGCTGAGGTGAAGAACGAGATGGGGTCCGCCACTCGCACCCCGGCTAACCGGTCGGTGATCCAGTCCAAGGCCCTGCACAAGATGCGGGCCCACCGACTTCGCGAGTCTCACATCGCGTCCATTCTGCCGTTGGTAGTGGAAGGCGTGCTGGTTGAATCCGAACACGAACTTCGCGCGCGTGCTTGGGGCCAGCTTGTGGGGGGGCGGCCGTTGTTGAGCGGGTGGTGGAGCAATCCACCCCCGCTTGACTTCTGAGGGCGCTTGGTAGGGTTGCCAGGGATCAGTCATCGCACGCCGGTGACGCATCCCAACCTGGTGGTAACCCGAACCCAGGCGCCCGTGCGCGAGCGCATGCTGTATTGTATCAGCGGCATTGCGCCCCAGGTCAATCTGCGAGCTAACGCAGCAGATATAAACACGCTAGAGACGGCGCTGTGCACTCGGATGTTCACGTGCTTAGTTGACGGCGTATACGTCGAACCTCCGCTACCTGATCGGTGCATGGTGTTCGAGCGGCTGAGGCATTTTAAGTCCAAACTAGTCAACTTCACTTCCAACCCTGAAACACTACAAGACGTAGTGGCTTACTACAGTGGCTCGAAGCGCCGGTTGTACGAAGAGGCCTATCAATCACTGCTCCATACACCCTTGAACGCATCGGATGCGATGAGTTGGAGCTTCGTCAAGTTGGAGAAAGTGGATCCCAACAAAGCGCCGCGGTGTATACAACCGCGCCACCCCCGCTACAACCTGTATCTAGGTCGTTACATCAAGCATATCGAGCACCGCCTCTACAAGCGGGTTGCTGATGTGTTGGGGACGGTCCCACCATCATGAAGGGCTACAACGTGCAA